GTTAGCAAAGTTGTAAATGAACTGCGCATGGCTGCAAAAGAAGCTGGTTTATATTTTTCTGATAATAAGGGTAATAAATCTTTTGATCAACGACAATGGTTAGCAATTAAGTCATGGACTCGTATTGCTAATAATAAAAGTATAGACAAAAAAATGGCAGAAAATCTTTACAAATACATTAGAGATATTGAGTCTTTAAATTATAGAACAGAAAAATTTTGGATAAACGAACCAGATTATAATCAGTATGATTATACAAAACTTACAGAATGGTGTGGTTTAAGAGTATCTGAAGAACAAAAAACAAAAGAATGGTGGTGGATTTTACGAAGAAACTTTCAACCAAGACAAAAAATTAATTTTATACGATTGTTAAAACGTTATGGGCAAGATCAATTAGATAAACCACCTCAAATTATAATTGATACAATTCACTCTGTTAAAGGCGGTGAAGCAGATCATGTCATCGTATCATCTAAAAATGACTATGCATCGGATTTTAATAGGAAAAATAAAAAAGAACGTATAGATAAGCTTAAGGTATATTACACTGGTATAACCAGAGCTAAAAAATCATTGCATTTATTATCTACAGAGTATAAATATAACTACCCAATAGGAAGGGATTATTTAGTTTACTTACAAGAAAAAGATGGTGAATAAAATTTTTTATAAAACTTTTACTGAGCAAGTTGGAGGCACACATTACAAAAAATATAAAATACAACCATCAAAATTTATCAATGACAATAAAATTTTGTTCGCAGAGGGTAACGCAATAAAATATATATGCCGTCATCAAGACAAGGGAAAAAAACAAGATTTACTTAAAGCAATACATTACATAAAAATGATTTTAGAAAGGGATTACACGTGACAGGATTACAATTATCAATGACATTTAAAAAAAGTATGTGGTCATGTCCTAATGAATATAGAGATTTATCTTCTTACACAGAAGTTGCAATAGATTTAGAGACAAGAGACGATGGCCTTAACAATGGTTTAGGTGCAGGTTGGGCTACAAAACAAGGTGAAGTAATTGGTTTTGCAGTTGCTGTAGAAGGTTGGCAAGGATATTTTCCTTTTGCACATTTTGGTGGAGGTAACATGATACCTGAACAAGTAATTCGGTATATGCAAGTGGTATGCGCTTTGCCAAATCGGAAAATATTTCATAATGCTCAATACGACTTGGGTTGGTTGCATGCCATGGGCATAAGGGTAAATGGAGAGATCGTTGATACAATGATAGCTGCAGGTATTATAAACGAAAATAGATATTCATATTCTCTAAATAATTTAGGTAAAGATTATCTTGGTGAGTTAAAAGCTGAGACAGATTTAATTGAAGCTGCAAAAGATCACGGGGTTGATCCTAAGATGGAAATGTGGAAGCTACCAGCTGAACACGTTGGATTTTATGCAGAACAAGACGCACGCCTCACGTACTTATTATGGCAAAGATTTAAACATGAAATACAAAATCAAAGTTTACAAACTATTTGGGAATTAGAATCTAGTCTTCTTCCTGTTCTTTTAAAGATGCGTCAGAGGGGTGTTCGGGTTGATGTATCCAAAGCAGAAAAATTGCAAGCAGAATTTGAGGTACAAGAAAAGCAAATACTTTTACAAATAAAAAAATTGACAGGAAAAGAAATAGACATTTGGGCCGCAAGACAAATTGCGGGCGCTTTCGACAAACTTGGAATAGCCTACCCCAAAACCGAAAAAACTGGTGAACCATCATTTACACAAAACTGGTTACATAACTCACCTCACAAAATATCCAAACTAATTGTTCAAGCAAGAGAAATAAATAAATTTCGTGGAACTTTTTTGTCCTCAATTATGAAATATCAACACAAGGGTCGTATCCATGCAGAAATAAACCAGTTACGATCAGATCATGGTGGCACGGTCTCTGGTAGATTATCTATGTCAAATCCTAATTTACAACAATTGCCTGCTCGTAATAAAGAGTATGGTGCCAAGATAAGAGGTTTATTTTTACCTGAAGAAGATTACAAATGGGGTTCATTTGATTATTCACAACAAGAACCAAGAATGGTTGTACATTATGCTTCATCTATTGGTGATGGTTATGAGGGATCGCAAGAATTAGTAAAAGCTTACGCAAATGCTGATGCTGATTTTCATCAAACTATTGCAGATTTAGTTGGTATTGATAGATCCCAAGCTAAAACCATAGGGTTAGGTTTGATGTATGGCATGGGTAAAAATAAACTTGCTAATTCTCTTGGACTATCAAAAGAAGAAGCAGAATTGTTAATAGCAAAATATAATAGAAAGGTGCCATTTGTAAAATTATTATCTGATAGATGTATGAAAAAAGCGAATGATGAGGGTTCAATCCGCACCAAAAAAGGTCGAAAGTGTAGGTTTGATTTATGGGAGACAAAAGATTGGGGTTTACATATGCCTGAAACTTTTGAAAATGCTGTAGCAAAATATGGTAAAGATAATATTAAACGTGCTATGACTTACAAAGCATTAAATAGATTAATTCAAGGTAGTGCAGCAGACCAAACTAAACAAGCAATTGTTAGCTGTTATGAGGCTGGTTATTTACCAATATTACAAATACATGACGAGTTATGTTTTAATGTTAAGGATGAAAAAGAGGCTAAATCTATTGCAACAATAATGGAACAATGCATGGAGTTTAAAGTTCCAAGTGTAGTTGATATAAAAATAGGTAATGATTTTGGACAAGCTACTTAAAACAACGGATCACGCTTCACGGATCATTGCCCATCCGTTTTATCAAATTTTTCCACACAGATTAGTTTTAAAATATTTTAATGAAATTAATACAAATTATGAGTCAATTTATAATTCTAACTTAAATATTAAAAAAAATTTAGAAATCTACGGATTGCTTAACCCAATAATAATTGATGGTAAGAATAAAATATTAGATGGTAATCAAAGATTTTTTCAACTAAAAAAATATAAAATTTCTGGAAGCCTTTTTTACAAAAGTAATAATGATGATGAAACTACTTTTTTAGTTAAAGTTAATGAAAAAATTTATTCGATGCACCAAAAAAACAAGTTAGTGAATGATTGGAATTTTTTATTTGAAAACGACATGCTAAATCATACGGAAAAAAATTTCCATATGTTAAAAGAGGGTGTCTTAAATTAACAACCGCTTTCGTTTATTCTTTCTTCTTCATTGATAGTATAGTTCATATTAGCTTTCAAAAGACTTAAATCCCTAATTTTTCTTTTTACCTCTTTTAACTCTTGCTCTATGACATACATACTAAAAGTTTCTATACCATTTTCTATAAATGACATATTCCACTGTGACTCCAAACTCATTTTTTTGGCTAACAGTTCGCTCTCATTATTAAGTTGCATTTACTTCTTCATAAGTTATGAACATTTTACTTGGTGTAGTGCCAAGTTCCTCGCACCACGATCCACGGCCAGATAAAAGTTCTGTTATGATGTCTTTCCTCGCTTTTTCATCGTTTTCGGAATTAAAGGTGTGATCTATTTTAAAACCACCATACCGAATTAAAAAGCGATAAGACTTCATAAGATTATCTTATCATATTGAGATGTGATTTATCAACTACTTTCGTAATTTTTTGTGTCAAGGCACACGTAGCTTAAATGCACAGCCTTTTTGTCTTCATTTTTGAGCATAGTATTGATTTCATTAACTTTTTTTGTTGCATAAACATTGCACTCTTCTGCTGTTTTATAAAAAATAAGTGGATTTTCAGTAAGTTGCACACAATAAAACCCTAAAGGTAATGAAATATCAGAAACACACACATGAAAAACAAAAATTAAAGATTTAAACATTGCAACATTATATCATAGCTTTTTGGATTGACAGTTTGTTAGACAAATCTTATAAATATGGGATAATTAATTAAGGTAAGATAATGGACATAACAAAATGGAAGAGTGTAGCAGTACGAAAAGAGGATTACATATTACTAAAAGCACTTTGTAATCATAAATTTAGAGCACCTGCGTCAATGATTTCAAAATTAGTACATGAGTATGTGCAGTTTCAAGCGAAAAAAAACAATATGACAGAGGAAGCATATAAGAAAAAAATTTTAAATGGTAAATTCACAAAAAAATAATGGACTATTACAAATTAGCTAAAGAATATTTAAAAAAAAGTAATGATGAAAAAG